CTAGCCCGGCCGGAGGCGAGCCCACCACGGCCGCCCTATTCGCTCGACGGCCTCCGCGTCCCTCGCCTCACAGGCCCGCACGATCCCGATTACGTCCGCCGTCCGACCGTTGGCCTTGGCCAGTTGGCCCGACTGCTCGACCCCGAACACCTGCCAGTCGCGGACTGAGGCGGCGTCCTGCGGAAAGGCGGCGGACGGAACAGGATCAGCC